GAATATAAGTTTTAATATATTTTCGTCACATATAATGGTAGTAACAAATAAAAATAAAATAAATATCCCCAAATATATATATATTTCTTCAATAAAAACATTACAAAAAATTGCATCATTTTCAAGAAATCAACCCAAAATAAATGTTAGAAAAATAGACTATATAGAAGATACCAAGACTATTCAGTGTTTAGTAGAAGTTGTATTACCCAAAATAATAAATACATACGAACAACAAAAATGGGAAGGTTATTTCTATTTTGGCGTTGACGAAAACGGTCTTATAAAAACGCATATTTTTGACCGTAAAATAAGTAATTTAGATGTAGAATGCAGTAATTTAAAACTACATCGCCCATTTGATTGTACTGGAAAATATTGTTTACATTTTTATAATAAATACAACGGATTTTTAAAATTAATGAGAGTGAAAAGTATACCACCCACTTTTTTACTCTGTTTTTCAGGAGGTTGGATAATGAACCCGAGCCTACAGCATTTAATCAAATCTGTACCCTTTATGGTATCCACTATAAATACACTGTTGATAATGACTTCTAGTATGGTAATAAATGATATTTATGATATAGAAGTAGACCGCATCAATAGTCCCCATAGGCCACTCGTAAATGGGGAAATAACAATAAAAGAAGCTTATTTATTGAGTTTTGTATTGTTAGGTGTTTCAGAATATTTAACATTCAAGTTCTTACCATTTAATTTGCAAATGATTGTCCAATTAACAATAATTAAAATCATTTTATATACTCCTGTTTTGAAACGAATTTTTTTAATAAAAAATATTTCTTGTGCTGGTCTAGTTTCTTTTTCCATATTTTTTAACGGTTTGGCATCTGTTGGAAATACATTATTAACTACGAACCCAAATTTTGGCTTGCTAGGGATAGCATTAAGTTTCATTTTCTTCGGGTCATGGTCGAACGAGCTAATACTAGATATACGCGACATTGAAGGCGATAAAAATAATAAAATTGTAACAATCCCTACCCTTTTTGGAAAAGAATATTCGTGGTTATTAATATATATAATAAATAATTATAATATAGTATCCAACTCATTATCGATTGCGTATTTGTATAATAGCCCGGGTATCGGGTCGGTGATAGTAGTCATATTAACCCCATTATTGGTGAATTTGTTCAAGGTTAAACAAGAAAAATATTCCTTAGAATCTTTGAAGAGTTATACACAAAAATCAAATTATCCGCTTTTAGTATTACTATGCTATTTATGTGGATTAGCATATTTCAATAGACCTTTTTATCTAAAAAATATGTAATGTATTCTAATTTACCAATAATAATATTTATTGATAAATTATATTATAAAAAAATATGGTTATTATAATATAAATGGTCAAAGAAAATAATAGTAAGGAAAATATATCTTGGAAATTAATTGATAAATACTTTAAAGATAACCCGAATAATCTAGTTTCTCATCATTTAGAGTCATATAATGATTTTTTTAGAAATGGTATTAAACGTATTTTTCGTGAAAACAACCCGATAAGATTCATTGAGAGAGAAGAAGAAGGAAATGAAAATGGAAAAAGAAATGAATGTCTATTGTATTTAGGTGGAAAAGACGGTTCAAATATTTATTACGGTAAACCAGTTATTTATGATGACCATAACTCGCATTATATGTTTCCGAACGATGCTCGTTTGAGAAATATGACATACGGAATAACCATTCATTATGACGTAGACGTAGAATTTATATATTACACCGGTGAAGAGAAAAAGGAACACACTATGACGTTACCAAAAATGTATTTGGGTCGTTTTCCCATTATGCTTCAATCCGATTTATGTATTTTAAACACTATGAATAAAGATGTGAGATTTAATATGGGTGAATGCCGTAATGACTACGGAGGTTATTTTATTATTGACGGTAAAGAAAAAGTGATTATTTCACAAGAAAAATTTGCCGACAATTTGCTTTATATTAGAGCCAATAAAGAAGATGATGTTTATAGTCATTCCGCGGAAATACGGTCGGTTTCAGAAGATAGTTCAAAACCAATTCGAACCACATCAGTTAAAATTATTGCACCATCTCCTAGTTTAAGCAATAATCAAATAGTTGTTGCTGTACCTAATGTTAAAAAACCTGTACCCCTATTCATTTTAATGCGCGCTCTTGGTGTTATATCTGATAAAGATATTATTCAAAGTTGTTTGCTCACAAATTTGGACGACGAAATAGAGAATAATAAGAACCCATACATTGATTTATTTATACCGTGTGTACACGACGCTAATAAAATTTTTAATCAACAAAATGCATTAGAATTTATTGCTGAATTAACAAAACGCGGCAATGTAAAAGGTGTTATAGAAATTCTCTCTGATTATTTTTTACCACATATTGGCGAAATGAACTTTCTAGAAAAGGCATATTTTGTAGGGTATATGGTAAATCGTTTGTTAAAAGTGTATACCAAAGAAGAAAAACCTACTGACCGAGATAATTTTAGATTTAAACGGGTTGAGCTAACTGGCTCACTTGTTTATGATTTATTTCGCGAATATTATTTAATACAGAAAAAGGATATTACACGTAAAATAGATGAAGAATATTATTATCACAAAGGCGAATATAAAGAGGATGATACTCTTTCTAGGAAAGAAAGAAAACAAATAAATATCAAGAATAAAAAAAGCGAGAAAGGCGAAAAAGATAACAAATACAAGGATAATTTTATAGGCTTGATTGAGACAAATTTTAAATCATTTTTTAAAGATAGAATTGTTGAACAAGGTTTTCGCAAAGGGTTTAAAGGTAATTGGGGTGCTGAAGCGCACACCAAACGTCTCGGTGCTGTACAAGATTTAAATCGTTTAAGTTGGAATAGTTTTATTTCCCATTTACGTAAAATCAATTTACCATTAGATTCAAGTGCCAAGGTAGTTGGACCTCGTCTGTTAAATTCGTCTCAATGGGGATTTATTGACCCAATTGACACTCCTGACGGTGGTAATATTGGTCTTCATAAACATATGTCGATTAGTACATATATTACGAGCGGTTCCTCGGGTTATCCAATTATAAAATGGCTGAGAAAAAACACACCAATGCGTATTTTATTAGAATGCACTGCTGAACAGTTGGGCAGAAGTTCTAAAATATTTGTCAACGGTAATTGGATAGGCGTAATAGACACTCCTATTGAAATTGTGAAATTGCTCAAATTATATAGACGAAATGGGGTAATACCTACATATACAAGTATTTCATTCAATTATCAAGACAATGAGGTTTATATTTATACCGACGCAGGTAGATTATCTAGACCTATTTATTATATTGACGATAGCAAATGTAGCTTTGATAGAAAAGAATTGATACAATTATTAGATAGAGGAGATATTACGTGGGAACAAATAGTGGCAGGTTTTTTGAAAAAATCCGACGAAAATTTTAAAACCAAAAACAACAAAATTTATGAAGTAATGGAATTATACAAGGATATTCCTGCAAATGAATTAGCTGACATTTTAATAAAACTAGAAAAATATAAATCGGTAGTGGATTATGTGGATACATCGGAAGAAGAAACCGCATTAATTGCGACAAATGTAGATGATTTGCAAAAGAGCAAATGGTACACGCATATGGAGATAGACCCTTCTTTAATTTTAGGAGTATTGGGTAATATGATTATTTATCCTGAGAATAACCCTGTTACACGTAACTCTTTTTCTTGCGGACAAAGTAAACAGGCGGTTTCTATGTATCATACAAATTATCAAATGCGAATAGATAAAACCGGGGTTATATTAAATTACGGTCAAACCCCATTAATTAAATCGAGATATTTGGAATATGTGAATAATGAAGAGCAACCATATGGTGTAAACGCGATTGTAGCAATTATGTGTTATACTGGTTATAATGTGGAAGACGCTATTTTAATAAACGAAGGGGCTGTGCAGCGCGGTATTTTTAGGACCACTTATTATTCGTCATATGAAGCAAGAGAGGAGAGCTCCAAAGTAACTGGTATGACAAATTCACGGTTTGCCAATATTGAAAAGAATAATGTAATTGGTAAAAAGCAGGGATACGATTATAGTTTTCTAGATGAACACGGTTTGGTGAAAGAAAACACTGAATTAAATGATAAAATTATTGTAATTGGTAAAATTAATTCATCGCTTATGAATAAAGATGTTTGGACGGATGATTCGGTAAAGACCAAGAAAGGCCAGTTAGGGTTCGTCGATAAATCGTTTATTACTTTAGGGGAGGAGGGTTTTAATGTGGCAAAGGTTAGAGTTCGCGAAGAACGGTTGCCTGCAATTGGTGATAAGATGGCTTGTGCATTACCAACCCAACAAGTCTTAACAAATGAAGGATGGGTAGAAATAAAGGATATTGACATTAATAAACATAAAGTAGCTACACTAGACATAAATGGAAATATGTGTTATGAACATCCGGTAAATAAATTTATTTATGACCATAATGGGAAAATGTATTCCGTTAAGAATAAACAAGTAGAAGTCGTATGTACATTAAACCATAAATTGTACATAAAACGAAGAGAAAAAACAAAAGGCGATAAAGACTATGAATTATTGGAAGCAGAAAAAGTACAGGGTAAAATGGTAAGATTTCAAAAATCAATGAAAAATGTATATCCTGATACAGATTTTATGATATTAGGTGATAAAAAATATAAGATGGATGACTGGTTGCAATTATTAGGAATGTTTATTTCAGATGGTTCTGTTAACAATAGAGCAGTTATATTATCAGCACATAAAAAAAGAAAGGTAGATTTTAACACCAACATTTTAACAAAATTAGGAATTGATTATTACCAAGATACATATAATGGATATTTTGCTTTAAATATCGGTAAAAATAAAGAAATTTATAACGAGTTAAAAAAATATAGTTTAGAAGCGTTAAATAAATATTTACCTGACTATGTATGGTGTTTGTCTCAAAGGCAATGTATTATATTATTAGAGGCGTTAATGGAAGGTGATGGTCATACATATGCGGATGGGTTTTCTAGATATGGAACTATTAGTATTAAACTAGCAAATGATATATGTAAATTGGCAGTTCATTGTGGATGGTCGGGTATAATAAAAATTGCGGCTGAACCAGGGGATTATAAAAATATAATAACCGGAACTGTTGGGTATAATTTAGGTAAATCTCACGAAATATCTTCAAAAAATACATATTATAAAATAAGTATTATTCGTAAACAAAATCAACCATATATAAATAAAAAGGTTAATGATTCTAATGAGGAAAAATTAATAGATTATGAAGGAAAAGTTTATTGCATTGAAATGCCTTCGTCACATTTGTATTATATGCGAGAAAGCACAATGGCACCATCTATGCTCATAGGAAATTCGAGGGCCGGACAAAAAGGAACTTTAGGTCTCATTATCCCTGAAGATGATATGCCTTTTACTGCCGACGGCATTCGCCCGGATTTAATCATTAATCCGCACGCGATACCATCTCGTATGACCATTGGTCAAATTGTAGAAAGTTTATTCGGTAAAGTATGTACTAGCTACGGTGGCTATGGTGACTGTACCGCATTTCAGGTAAAAGGCTCGAATTATTCGACCTACGCACCTCTACTTGTCAAGGCGGGTTTTCATTCATCCGGGAACCAAATACTATACAACGGAATGACAGGTAACCAGTTAAATGCGGATATTTATATGGGCCCCACTTATTATATGCGTTTAAAACATATGGTGAAGGATAAGATAAATTATCGTGCGCGTGGCCCAAATACAGTATTGACTAGGCAACCTGTGCAAGGACGTGCGAACGATGGTGGCCTACGCATTGGTGAAATGGAGCGGGACGGCGTATTAGCACACGGTATGTCTTATTTTTTGAATGAGTCTTTTATGGTTAGAGGCGAAAAACAAGATTATCATATTGCAGTTTGTAATAAGACGGGTGCTATCGCGATTTATAACGAATCACGCAATTTATTTTTGAGTCCTTATGCCGATGGACCGATTAAATTTAATTTTAACCCTGATGGGTCTCAAAGTATTATGAATTTGAGCAGATTTGGGCGTTCTTTTAGTATATTAAAGGTTCCTTATGCATTTAAATTATTGATACAAGAATTGCAAGTAATGAACGTTCAGATGAGAATTATTACCGAAGATAATATCGACCAACTATTGAGTATGTCTTATTCTGATAATATCAATAAATTGATGAAGAGTGATAACACTATACAAGACACTATAAAAGAAATTAATACTATAAACTCTAAAATACTATTAGAACCGGTAAATTATGAAAAGGTGGAAACCCCTGTTTTGCCTGAACCAGTGAACGTTGCAGAAGAAATAAATGAAGCACCAGGTAATTCGCCACCTTTTACACCAAGTAATTCGCCACCTTTTGCACCAAGTAATTCGCCACCTTTTGCACCAGGTAATTCGCCACCTTTTGCACCAGGTAGTCCTGTAAATGAGGGAGAAATCTCTAGTTCGTCGCCTTTTGCACCAGGTAGTCCTGTAAATGAGGGAGAAATCTCTAGTTCGCCGCCTTTTGCACCAGTCAGCCCAGTACAAATGGAAAATACTAGTAGCGCACTAGCAAGTGTTTTAGAAGTGGAAAACCCACCCCAAGAAACCCCTAGTGAAACCAAAAACGCAGAAGCGTCCAGTGCTAGTTCAGGAGTAAAAAAAATTGATATCCAGTCGGAAAGCGAAACAGGCGCAAATAATTCTTCTTCGAATGAGACCAAAAAAATTACACTATAAAAGTAAAATACCTATAAAAGTAAAATACCATATTGAATAAAATTGAAATAAAATAATCCATTCTATATTATAATATATTATAGAATGGCTAGTCAAAATTCAAGTGTTTTAATTTCACACATATTTAATTCTAGAAAGGTCCTTTTAGAACTAATGGATAAACAAGGTTATAATACAAATGATTATGCGAACTTTAGTATTAATGAAGTGAACTCAATGAAACAAAATAATCAATTAGATATGCTTTTAGAAACTAGACATGAAAATATTACTACTGAAAATCCAAAGAAAAAAATATATATTAGATATTATTTATCTACTAAACCTGCCCCAAAAAACATTCAAGAAATGATAGACGATTTATTCATTTTAACCGAAACTCTCAAAAAAACAGATACTTTATTTATTATTATTAAAGATGAACCCAATGAAACCCTGATTAATGAACTTAAGCATATTTGGGAAAGTGAAGGAATATTTATCATTGTTGAAAGCATTAAACGATTACAATTTAATATATTAGACCACGTACTTGTACCACCACATCGCGTAGTAAATGAAAGTGAAGTATTGGAAGTGATGAAAAAATATAATATTATAAATAAAGGTCAATTTCCTGATATTTCTAGATTTGACCCTGTAGCACGTGTAATCGGGTTGCGACCCGGGCAATTATGTCATATTGTTAGACCTAGTAAAACAGCGATTGAGGCAAATTATTATAGAATTTGTGTATAAATACTACCATAAAGGTAAACCAATATAACATATAACATATAAAATATAAAACCACTTTTATTTAAAAACACCTCCATATATTTATATAGAACTATGGACTTTGAAAAACCAAACAATACTGGATTTACCATTTATAGCAAAAGTGGATGTCAAAATTGTTTAAAAATGAAAAATTTACTAATGCAGAAAAAAATGGTGTTTAGTGTAGTAGATTGCGATGAATATATACTTGAAGATAAAAATAGTTTTTTACTTTTTATACGAGATTTAGCAGAAAAAGAATGCAAAATGTTTCCTATGATTTTTTATGAAGGTAAATTTGTTGGCGGCTATAGTGAAGCTTGCGACTACATTGATAAATTGTTAACTTCTTTTGATGAAAATACAGATTTTTAGAGACCCATACAATATATATTTTATTAGTATATATATTTTATTAGTATATATTAATGGACTTATCCAATGATAATGTAAACAATACAAAATCCAAACAATTTACAGAGAAATTACAAACACTTCAATCACAATTACCTTCCATTTTAGAAGACTTTAAAAAATATTATGTTTTTTATAACAAAAATCCTGAATATCCCGAATACCAGCAATTATTTCAAAATATCAAAGGAAATTTAAACAGTGTAAATGCTGAATTATTCACATTATCAAATGATGTTCAAAGTAATACAGATAAATTAAATGACAATTTTTCAAATATTGATACATTAATTAAAACTGCGAAAGAAAAAAATACGCGCCTCAAAAAAGCTCTAGGTATTGTAGAACATAAAAACAATGCGGCTTCAGAAATGATAACTGATTATAAAAAAATGTATGATAATGGTTATTTACGTAATTGGGCGTTATTTTTTAGTATTTTGGTGCTTGGCGCTGGCATTGCAAAAGTATATAAAAAACCAGCCACCAATGTTATTCCGGTAGTTAAGTAGTTTTTCTTAATTTTTAATGGGGTTTCCGTAATTTTTCATTATTTTTCACGTTATTTTACTAAGTTGGTTCTAATAACTTAAGAAAGCAAATAAGTTTTCTTATATTATATTAAATGG